CACGCTCATCGTGTGCAAAGAATAGACAGGCAAACGGATTCCTGACACCGAAATCGATCGCTCTGTCGCGGGGCCAATGTGCAGGTGGCTCGAATGATTCTACAATATGCACATTTCGATCAAATTCAGGATATACGATCCCCTGTTGATTTGTGAACTCTCCAAACAATCTAGATCGCTGGCTTGCTTCGCTCATGTGTGCAATAGCCTTGCGCATCTTGACGCTTGATACGTATGGATTGTCTAGCCCGCTGATCGTGTATGAGCCGTATCCGGTCTGTGGGTTCTCGATAAATACATCATGCACCCATGTGATCCCTTTTAACGGTGTCATTGTGCAGATCACTTTTCCTTTGAAGTCAATACAACGCAACATACATTCATCAAAGATCGGCTTTTGATGCTCCTCATCGAGTACGACAAGCGACACAGCCCCGCCTTGAAACTTCTCGCGCCCTGACTCCGCAGACATTGACATAATCTTGCCGCCGTTTGGAAGCAGTGCATGCGCTCGATCCTGTGCTTTCCAGCGTACAAACTTAGTATTGATCGGACAATACTTCTCGATCTTTGGGCGGAGATATGTGAGCGCGTCGCCATATGACAGCGCAGACACCCAGACTTCACTCGGCTCTTTTGGCAGCAGATCAAGCGGGATCTGATTGAGTGCAGCCCACTCCCTCACCCACCACTCGTTTGAGCCAGCAGCAAAAGCAACCGGTAGCATGCCGGCTCCTGATTCAGTCTTGCCGCTTCTGTTGCCTCCACTCAATAGAAACGCCTCAGAGTGTCGGAGAGCGTGTGCTATACCCTCCCTTTGTGATGTTCGGCGCTCTGTGATATTGCAATGTGCACAGGTGTATAATCCATTCCCAACAAACTGCATAGGCTGCCCGCATCCTCTCTCTCTGACTGACTGGCTGCTTTTTCCATCCCATCTGTGACAATGAGGAATCCACAAACGAGCCACGGCTAGCGGGTATTCTTTGGCTATCGTTTCTAGTTTGTTCGATACTTGCAGATACTTGATCAGGTGTTGTTTGTTCATGCGCCCAATATATCAGAATATAAACAGTCTTGACACAAAAAGAGAGCCAGCAGTTAGCCAGCTCCCTCCAAACAACTATCAATCAAATAATCACCGAAGATCGATCAATGTACCCTGTATGTATTCAGCAATAGAATTGCAGGGATAGATCAATCTTGTATGATGATGTAATCTAACACATTCCATAGCCTCCACAACATACTCAAATTTCTTCTCGATCCAAATCTGATCGGATGCTTGGCTGTGTATCAATACTTTATACATGCACACCCCCAGCGATTCGGATCAACATCTCCTCGATCTTTTTGACAACGAAATCAAATTCTTCTGTTGTGTCTGTGTAATTTCCGCAGGTGCGCCAGATCCTAACATTGTCTTTTTGATTCTGCTCAATACTGACAATGTTGAGGACATCGAGATAAATGTAGCGCCCCAGCTTGCTTTTAACTTTGATCATTGCCCAGCTCCGATGCTTTTGATCTTCATGATCACTTCTTCCCAAGTTTCAGAAGAGCAAACAACTTCTCCACATTCCAAGAAGATCAAGAGTTTGCTTGTACGCTCTTCAATGTGTGAGATTTTGCCAATGTTGATCAATACTCGCTTTTCTGCTGTGTTTCGTACGATAATCATTTTGCCTCCATTGTATACAGTGCATCCAACTGTCGAAGGTGTTCTAACACCTCTCTTTTTTGTGGGTATGAATCAAGATTGTCGTGTGTGGTTTGTAATCTTGATAGACGTTGCGCAATTCCGTTGATGTGATCTGTTGTGTAGAAATCAGGATAATTTTCCTTTAACGCTCGCCCAATATCATACATTGTTCCATATATGAATTTCAATCTTGCAAACAGTCTCAGCACGCTTAAATCTGCTGACTGACTGGCTGACTTCTTAGTATCAATTGGGTGTAGTTCGCTTTTGCTGCGCTTCATCACTTCGATCATGTCAATCATAGACCCCTCGACAATGAAAGGCTGAGGATCGTTAACTGTCTGAATCTTACAGAGTGAATCCTCGCGGGGTGGTCCATGTGCCTCAATAGATACAATGTGATCTACGTTGAGCATGACAGAGCCAGTGCGGCGGATCTTGTCGTTGTCGTCTAGTCGTGCAATGTTCAATCCGATAAACTTGTTCATTTTGCCTCCACTTGTTGATCAAGTAATGCTTTGCAGTCATTCAGCAAATTTCTTTTACTGGCAAGTGTATCAAGTTTTTCATGATTGACTTGCAGCCGCTTCAGGCGCTCAGTCAGTGAGTGAGTTGTCAACTTTGCATAGATTGGAAATCTAGTCTGTAAGGCTTTTGAAATGCCTGCATGCCTTCCATAAGTATCGAGCAAGTCTTCAAACAGTTGAACAACTGCGGGATCAGTTGTATGATCTGCCGTTGCTCCTTTTGGTTTGATGATCGTGCCGCCCGCTTTGTCGATCATTTTCATGACCTCCTCAAGAGTATGTGCAACTTTAAAAGGATAGCCGCCGCCTTTGGGCTTTACAAATACCGCGTCTTTTGTGGCTGTTACAGATTGGATCTCATTGACGTTGATTAATGTGCCGCCTTTATTCCCATGTGTATCTAATATGTAATGTAATGCTATGAATCTTGACATGTCGCCCCCTTATGCTCTCTCTGCGTTGATCTTGGTTGTGTACAGCATGTAAGCGCCTGAAACATCCGTTACAGGGTGCAGACACTTAGCAAGCCGATACAGATAATGTACAGCCGGATATACTTCTCCACCTTTCCATTTGTTGATCGATGCGCTTGAGGTGTTGCAAGCAGCTGCAATCTCTTTCACTGTCAGATCAGATACTTTGATCTCAGCGTGTAGAAGGTCAGCGAATGATCCTTCTCTGCGTAGACGGGCGACAGTGCGCCCCCAGTCTTTGATCTCTTGTCGTTCTTGTGTTGTCATTTTGTGCTCCGTTGTTGTGAATGGGCAGCCGTAGCCGCCCCGTTGTTGATTATCTGATTAAGCCGTTCTTTTTGAAAGTTTGTATTGATTTGTGCATATTATCTTTGAAGAATCCAAACTTATCATCTGCAATCCATTTGTTCCAGTTCTCAAATGGGAACTTGTTAAGCCATGTATAAGCATTCATTAACTCAGCCCAATTCTTGTGAAGTTCTGGCTCTGTGTGGCTGTGAGCGTAAGCAATGTCGCTGATTTCTTCAAGGTCTGTATTTTCAAAGTTCATAGGAAGAATCAAGCCTTGAAATACTGCTGCAAGTTTCATTTGTTGTTCTGTGATTTTTAACATTTTGTGCTCCGTTGTTGTTGTGTACTCTTATATTATCAACATATTTCTATACTGTCAACATATATTTATACCTTTGAGCAATTTATTTTTATACGCGATCCCTATTCCTCATCTAGATCAATAATAGGGGGCGCTAGTTGTGCCATGTTCTGGCTGACTTGCTCCGCTTCTGCTAGCAGCTGGGTAACGCTCATATTTTCCGGAGTGATTGCGATCTGTACTTGTGGCTCTTCACGTTGCCCCCAGCCTGTTTTCTTTTCGAGCCACCACTGCGCCGCCCTGACATCTCCCTCTTTTACGGCTCGATGTACTATACCCATCGCCATAATATCCGGTCTTGCCTCAGCCTGTCGAAATTCACAAACAAAATCATGATATAGCCCTTTGTTGGCTTGCTCGCCTCGTCTGATCCAGTTCATGAGCGTAACTAAAGTTATTCCCGCATGTTTACAAGCTAGAGACTTAGATCCGCCCACAGAGATCACTTGTAGAATCTCTCGCCGTGCTTTATCCGTCAGTTTGCTCTTTCTGCCCATTCAGCACCTCTTGATTTCTTTCTGCCTTTGCCCAGTTCACACGCCCTTGAATGATTGGATAATAGTCTTCTGTCATCTCACATCCGACTGCATTGAAGCCCTCTAAGATTGCCGATACTGCCGTTGTTCCACTGCCTAGAAACGGATCAAGCACTGTGCCCCCTTGTGGAGTGAGCAAGCGACAAAGCCAGCGCATTAACTTGATCGGCTTTACAGTTGGATGAAAGTTCTTGACGTGTTCAGCCGTACGACCTGCGCCCGCTCTTGGAGAGTTCAAGCCGTCCGATCCTTCTTTGCGTTGTGTAGCCTCTGCGCCTGTCTTGCCTGTCAAGTGATCAAGCCCTTGCTCTTTCTCGGATCGTGCTGGCTTCTTGCATTGATAGACGTTTGCGGGCCAACGACCAAGTTTATTACTTTGTGTATTTGTTAGTAATTCTTTTGCTGTTCCAAATACAGGACTATCGCTGAATCCCCCAACTGATCGCCCTTTTGGATCGCTAGTATCCCCAAAATGGCAATCATCCCCATAAGCAAAGCGCCCCGCATCTATATTGATCGCCCCTGTACCCCATTTCAAGACATTCTCGGCAATACTTGAGCAGTCAGAATCGATCGGCTTTCTTGCAAGTACTGCGGGCTCTTGTGCGGGCTTGAGTGCTGTACCCCATCCTTTATGCTCGTCTTTGTCTGTCTGCTTGTATATATCCAAACTCTTAGGGAATCCACTTGTATATATCCAACTGATCATATCTCGAACCTCAAAGCCCGCTTCAGCAATAGCCACGCCCATCGGAAATACAGTGCGAGATCCTGAGAAGGCGACAAGATGCCCGCCATGCTTCAACACTCGCAAGCACTCCGCCCACAGTTCGACAGAATAGGCGATCCCAGTTGAGTCCCATGACTTGCCCATGAATCCCAGTTCATAGGGTGGATCGGTTACGATTGAATCTATACTATTATCGGGTAACTCTTTCAGCATGTCGAGACAGTTACCCTTTAACAATCTGAAATCAAGATCCGATTCAACGGGCGGCGGCTCGATTGCGTCTACTGGGTCCCCGTCGCCAAATGGATCAGCGTCTAGATCCTCCAATAGTTCATCAAGTTCATGCTGTTCAAATCCGAGCACGTCCAGATCTTCGCCCTGCTCTTTCAATCCGGTAAGGAGATCAGACAGCTGGTCCGTATTCCAGTCGGCTTTCTCTCCCAGCTTGTTATCTGCAATCATCAGCAGCTCAGCATCGACAGGAGAGAGATCCACATAAACAACAGGCACAGTATCAAGCCCGATCTTTTTGGCTGCCTTCCATCGTGTATGTCCTGCGAGTATTGTTTGATCTGCGTTTGCGATAATCGGGCTAGTGAATCCGAAGCGCTTTATACTGTTCGCGATACCGTCAACGGCGTGATCGTTGTGTCTTGGGTTCTTGTGGTGTGGATGTAACTTGTCAATGCGTACAAACTCACCAACTGAATGATCATTCATTTTCTGATCTCCTTGTGTTCTCTTTTAATGGCATCGCGCACAATTCTGCTTTTGCTTTTGCCTGTCTTGTCGTGTATTTCTTTCAGCTGCTTCAGGCTCTCAGGATTCATGCTGACGCAGATATTTTTGTGCTTGACTGTTGCCCCGTGACAATCACAGGGATCGCAGCCGCACACATGACAGATCATCGACGCACCAAATACAAACGATCGGCGACATGCTGCAGAATGATCTTGCGACAATAGACGGCGGGATCTTCGTTGTGTGCCACTTGCGCGAGTACATTGATCTGTTGTATCTGTACGGGCGACAGTTCGATTATGAGCGTGTTTGCGTCTTGCTCTGGTGTTGTGGCTTGCTTCGTGCTCTCTCTGTCTGTCTGACTGATTTCTTTAGTTTTGCGTTTTGGCATGTTTATTCCCCTGTAACTTGTAAGCCTTGATAATCTTTCAGCGGCTCTATGTTGTAGCAATACCATTCGATTGCTTCTGTGTAGGTCCAGTCATACGCGGAGATCATGACTTCAATCAACAGATCAAAATCATACACAACCGGATCAGCCTGTACGATTGCAGCGTCAAAGATTGCGCGCGGTTCTAGATAAATCATGTTGTGCTCCAAATAGAAAAGGAAGATCTTGCGATCCTCCTCACTATATAGAACTATACAGGCACTGTCAACGCTTAGCCGCTCCCATAGCATCAGCCAGCGACATCGGAGGTACATAATTGCCGCTTGTATCCTCGCCGATCTTCTGTCTCATTCTGCGATTGTTGCCGTGCTTGAATTTTACCCCGTCAGTTCTCAATCTGTCCCGCGTTGCCTGATAGCGTTCCTCGACTTCAGGCGGCATCTCAAAGCCGTACCGCTTGCACATCATAGCACCAAATACAGATCCCCAAAGAGGATGCTCCCAACAAGCTGCGATCTGATCATTTTCATCAATGCGAATAATCCCCGCATCGATCTTCTTTTGCCAGTGGTGGTGGCTCTGCTCTTGTGCCGGAACAATCCGATCGCTAGTTGCATCGTAGAAACTGCAATGAACCTCTGCAAATTCATCCTGTCCGCGCATCCAGTCCATGATCTCTAGATACGATCGGTGTTGGCTTTTGGCGCCTAGATCGCAAGTACA